ACAGCAGCAGCACTTGCACGAAGCCAAGTTGCTCCTGCAGCCTTAAGTACGTTGATATCCATGGTTCTCCTTACTAGATGCCCTCGGCTAATAATCTCTTATTCGTCTCGGTTACGCAGGGGATACGTGATAGCCCATGCAACTAGAGTTGCAACAATTGCGTATCCAACAATGGTTTTTGCGCTTCCATCAAGAACAACCCATGCAATGAACATGCCCAGGAGTGTCCAGAGTTGATCAATCATGTCTTTAATTACTCTCATATCGCTTCCTTTCTTCGTCTCATTGCCTTGCTCTCACCAGAACTTCCTCCACCGCCACCGCCTCCAGAGCCGCCTCCACCAGTTGATCCACCAGTTGATCCTGCTGCACCAGCGGCTGCACCGACTGCATTCATTGCAGCACCAGCAGCAACAACTGTTGCAACAACCATGTCAGTTGCTTCTTTGCGTTCTTCTGGAGACATATCAGCACCAACACTTCCTAGTGCAGCAAGGGCTGCACCTGGATTTGTAAATACTTCTTCAAGCAGTGCGCCTGCATCTTGGAGCAATTCAACTTGTACAGCAACCTCTGCAGTAATGATAACTTCATTGCCGTTCTCATCTTGTCTAACCTCAACAGGAGTTGCTGCAGGTAGATCTTTATACTCAATACCTGCATCTTGAATCTGTTCTTTTGTCAACGTATCGCCAGGGGCAACAGAAGAGATAAGTGCCTCCGCAACAATTCCTCGTTCAGCAGTTGACAGGTTCCCATCTTGAGATGCCATAGCAACAATGACTGCCACGTCTGCCTTGCTGACGTTGCCATCAGAGGCCAGGGCATCCAGGACTGCATTTTGATCTGCGATTGAAAGTTTTCCATCACTTGCTAATGCATCAACAAGTTGTTCTGCCTCTTTAGCATCCACTTTTCCATCGGCTGCCATAGCATCAGCAATGTCAGAGACTTCTGATGCATCTAACTTTCCGTCAGATAGCGCATCATCAACAACGGCTGTAACCTCTTCTTCAGGAGTTGGTTCAGGGTCAGGAGCAGGTTCAGGTGGAAGATCAGGTTCTGGTTCAGGCTCTGGTTCTGGCTCAGGAGCAGGTTCTACAGGAGTCTCAGGCTCAGGTTCAGGCGCTGGGTCTACTGGTTGCTCAGTTGGAACATCTGGTTCACCAATCGAACCATCAGGATCAGGAATTGCTACAGGTGCTTCGTCAGCAGGCGCAGGAGGCTCTTCAACAGTTGTTGGTGGTTCCTCAACAGGTTGAGGAGGCATGTCAGGGCCCGTGTCAGTGTCGGCAATTACAGGTGGTTCCTCTACAGGGTCAGGAGTAGGTTCAGGTGAAACGTCGGGTTGTGGTTCAGGTTGTGGCTCTGGCTGTGGCTGTGGGTCTGGTTGCGGCTGTGGTTCTGGTTCAGCAACTAACGCAGGTGCTGGAGGAGTCGGAGGAGTAGGTGCTGGAACAGCATCAATAACTGCTTGCGCTACTGCAAGAATTGTTGGTGCTGTATTTACCTTTTCAACAGCAGTAGATACAGTTGCAAGTGCAGTTACTTTATCGGTTAAAGATGTAGTCGCTGTTGCTAATGCAGTCACGGTGTTTGCAGAAACAGTAGCAATTGTAGGAATTGCTGCTGCTGCAATTGTAGTTGCAGCGTTTGTAGCAACAACAGCAGTAACGGCAGTATTTAATGTAGCAATCTGTGCGTTAGCGGTATCAATTGCTGCTTGTACTACGGCAGTGCTTGGGTCTGGAATCGGTGTAAACGGCGCACCTTGACTGATAGTCCCATTGAATCCAGGCCCAGAATTTGTATCAGTAATAGCAGTGACAGTTCCATTAGTAGTCTCACGAATGTTAAAACGAGCACCATTAGGAATAGGACCAGTCACGCTGACATCTGCTGCCCATGCACCATCTGCTGGGTTTACATCGGCATTAAATCTAATCTGTGTCATCTGAGTATCGGCTGTTCTTAAAGGATAAACCCGAACATCCCAGGCTACAGTAAGGGTGTTTGTAGTTGTTGAATAAGTAACTCCAGAACCGTTACTCCAAGTAGTCCAGTCGTAACCTGCTACAGAAATTGAAGGAGCATTAGGAGTTGAGTAGTAGTTTCCACCTTCGTTAACACCAAAAGTAATAGTTGCGTTTGAACCTACATATACGTTGGTATAAACGGTGTTACCCATGCGTAGGTTAAACGGTAAGTTCATACGAACGCCAGCATCATCAGTATTGGCCAAGACATTTGTTGATGCACCAACAGTTGCTGCTAGTGCATTAACTGCATCTTGTGCATTGTTGATTGCGACGTTTGCTTGTGTCAACTCTGTTTGAGCAGCAGTACGTGCTGGTGCTACTGCAGCAACTGCTGTTGTTGCCGTTGCTACTGCTGTAGTTGCCGTTGCTACTTGAGTGGCTGCAGTTTGAATTGCAGTAGATGCTGTCTCTGCTTGAGCCGCCTCTGTTGTAACTGCTGCTGCAACCTCTGCAACTGTAGTAAGGGGAGTTGCTGAAATTGTGTTTGATACTGATACAACCGTCTCTGCTGCTGCAGTTACTACTGGTGTTGCTGCGGTAACTGCTGCTTGTGCAGCAGCAACTTCTGGACTTGCTGTTGTTGCAGTTGTAGGAATTGCTGCTACCGCTGAAGTCACTGCTGTTACTGCTGTAGTAACGTCTTGCGTTACTACCGTTGCTGTCTCAACTGCTGGCGCTGTGTTTGCCACTTCTGCTACTGCTGCAACCGCTGTTGTTACTGCGGTATTGGCAGCGGCAACTGCTGCATTTGAAGTTGTAACTAGAGTTACTGCTGTTGCAACTGTTGCTGTTGCTGTCTCTGAAGCAGACACTGCTTGTGCAACTTCAGTCGTTGCTGTAGCAAGTGCTGTATTTACCGCTGCTTGTGCAGGACTAACAACCACCTGTTCTGGAGCAGGTGGTACGACATCATCTGCATACGAAGTTGATTGACCTAATAAATAAAGAAGTGCTGTAAGAAATAGTGTTGCGAATAGACGCAATGCTTTCAAGTGTTCCCCTCGGAATACCTAGCGCTCTCCCACTAGACTTAAATTATAGCGCCTTACCTGCTTTTCGTATTACGAACTTAGAAGCGACATTTTGAGAGTTAACTGTTTCTCCTTGTACACCCCTACCACGATTAGCCCATGAAACAACACTTGGTTCTGCTTTTGATTTATAACCAAGGTTTGAATTAAATCCAAACTCTTGTTTACGTTGTTTTCTATTTGGATTAACAGTTAATGATTTTCTGTTTAACTGTGGGACACCCTCTGTCATGAACCTAATCCTCCAACAAAACCTGCAGCAGTTCCACCGTTTCCAGTTCCGTCTGTTGCAGATGCAGAATCACTTGTACCACTCATTGGTTGGTTGTGATCTTTGTCAGTTTCTGGTGCACCAGTTCCTGAACCTGCTGCTCCAATCATGTACGGATAGTTTAAAAACCAAAATCCTGCACCTGAGTAACCTGACTCATGCTTACGACCAAAACGACGACGTTGTTGTTCCTCAATATTCTCTGCAGAGTCAAATTGTGTTGACAAGTTTCTCAAAGACTTTCCTTGTGCCGTAACACGACTTCCTACAGAGTAACGTCCGTAAGTACCACCAGGACCACCAAAGAGTCCTTTACCAGTTTCATATCTATCTTCCATAATTAAACACACCTTCTGGGTCGTATACAACTAAAGATGAAGCAACTAACTTGTTACTAACTTCTCTTCCGTGATGTCCACAAAAGTAAAGTTCTCCACCAAGCAACTTTGCTCTCACCATTGCTTGGGCCCCACATTTGTCGCAACGATCCATGGCTGTTAAAGGTTCGTGCGTGTCTACCGTCATTAAAAGAACCCAGGTTTTGCTATAGGTGTATTTGCACCAGGAGCAAACTTATTTCCTTCTGAAGATACCTTGGCAATTTGTGGCTCATCAAACTTAGAACTTCTTGGCATGGCGCCATCTGCCGACACACTAGTCTGTGGTGTGAATTGGCTTTGAGAGAGGTTCTGGTTCATGTCTCTATTTTGCCCCTTTTATTGGTCGGTGTACGGACATAATAAGCAGATGGATGATGCGGCTTATATTGCACGTTTTTCTTGCTCAACTTGCGGAAAAAGATATGTTGTTACTACACTTGCGCGAGACTGTGAAGAAAGACATTTGGAGGAATGACATGTGGCAATTAATTAAATCTTTATTTTGCAAGCACAAGGGAGAGACAGTAAAATCTTCTTGTCCGTTTACTGGAATCACATACACTTATTGCGCTAAGTGTAACCAGCGCACACATGCAGAAAGAACGCCTGATGCCTAACTACGAGTACTCATGCATTCAGTGCGATTTAGATTACGAAAAAGAACGTAGCATCACTGATGCAGATCCTGGTTATCACTGCGACAAGTGTGGCTACGCTCTTCAGCGTGTGTTTAACTCTTTTGGCCTCTCCTTTAAAGGTGGAGGCTTTTACTCAACTAAGGGTTAGTTGTACTCTGGATCATCTTCTTTAGCAGGTGCTTTTTTGGATGCCTTGTCTGCTGCTTGACGAGTTTCTACCTCTACATCTGCCACAGTCTTTGCACCTTTATCAACGGTTGAAAATGCTGCGTTGATTTCGTCGAGAGTTAGTTTTCCATCGTCCATAAAAGCACGAGCCAACTTTTCTACAACTGCTGCAACTGCTGTGAGACCTGCGACTGTTACAGCCTTGATTGTTGAGATACCAGCAATTGCACCAGCACCAATTACGCCAAGACCGCTTGCTGCAAATACCGCAACAATACGCATTAACACATTGTTTAGACTTTTCATGAACATAACCTGTCTCGATTCCCCCTCAGGACTTAGGTTCTATTATCAGTCCTGGAGGATACCCATACGTTCTAAATAGAGTTCTTTTTCACTCATTAGGTACTCTTCAATGCGCTTGTACTGAACTTCTGTCTGTTCTTGAGTTGCTTTAACTTGTTCTTGTGTCATTTCTTTATTCAAATCCTTAAAAGTTTCTACGGCTAAATCCAGATTGGTCTTAGCCAGTGCTGCCTTGAGTTGGGCTTGTTGCCACATAAACTCGGCATGGTCTTGTTTTCTTTGTAAACGCTTATCTTGTGTTTTTGACATTCCAAAATCTTAACATAATAAAGGAGCCGTTTTTGCGTGCTCTTGCTCAGGAGCCACTTATTCAGTTGTGTGACTAATCTAACTCACAAATGCTGTGATCCGCATCACAAACAGTTACTTATATTGCTCCTTGACTAAAAACGGCCCAGATGTATTCATATCTAATTTCTCAGCAACGGCTAAAGCCTTGAGAGGCTTGGCTCCTGCATGAAGAGCCCCAATTGCATAACTAGCGCCAGAACCTACTCCGTAGATCCCGTCCTCACTCATACAGATAGAGCAGTCATCGGCAACATCAAATGCCTGACCACCAACTGCAACTAGGAAGTTAAAGCGAGAATCATTACCTTTTCCATCTCCCTTACCCTCATTGAAGTCATGACCATTCTCTGTAAGGCATTTTCTGAGAGAAGGCATCACTTTAACAATCATGAAGTGATAGATGTCTTGGAGATCTTTTGCAGTTGGTTTTGGCGGATTCCACAAGTGCTGTGCAATATCGCAAGGTGCAACTTCTCCAGAACCAGCAATTAAGTAACCATTGCGTTCTGTAATCTTTTCCATTCGAGGATGGTGGTAAATACGACCGTCATCACCAGTTACCTGGTTATCGGCAGCAAAAACAACTTTGTCCTCATACTGCACCGCTATAATCGTTGTCATGTCCACCCCTTAAGTAAAGAACCCCCCAAGGATACCATCAGGTATCTGTGGAGGGTTCCAAGTCTAAAATGTCCGTTTAGAGCATTTTGACCAATTCTGCCCATGTCTTAGGGCCAATGATGCCATTTGAGTCCACGACATCATGATTATCCTGGAATGCAACAACTGCCTTCTTTGTGCCTGGGCCGTAATCGCCGTCTGCAACCAGTCCTAGAGCCTTCTGGACAACTTTGACAGATTCTCCCTTGGCACCTGGCTTGATCTGTCCAGGGAACGCTGGAGCCTCTGAAACAGGTATCTCAGCGTTTACCTCGTTGCCCTTGTAGTTAGGACGACCCCAACCAACAATGGAGACAAGAACCTTCTTCTTGTTGACCTTGTAGGCACGGATCTGCTCGCAGACCTCTCCACCATTTCTCTGGTCTCCTTTTTTCTTGCCGCTAGTGTTTCCTTCGATAGTCAAGACGACTCCATCAGAGTCAATACCTGTGCAGATACCTACGTGAGAAATTCGATCGACGCCGTCTCCTGGGAAATCAAAATACAGGATATCTCCTGGTTGTGGTGATTGACCGCAATCAGCATCAAACCATGTTCCCATCTTCTTAAATGCCGCAGCACCTGCAACTGTCGAGACAGTATTAGGAATTTTTACCCCAGCCTGGTTTGCCACCCACATGCAGAAACTTCCGCACCATGCAAGGTAGTTGGCCTTGGTAAAGGCGCCGTACTTAGTCTCGTTATCTTTAGGGCCTTCAATAGTCCCTACTTCTTTCTTTGCAACTTCAATCATTGCCGCTACTGTGCCTTTGTCAGCCATCGTTTCTCCTAGCCTGGAATAGTGTCGTTAAACTTATCTAGAGGGATTCGCCAAGAATTCTCTGGAGGGTAATGATACTCGTCCTTTGTGCACTCTTCAGTGGGAAGCCAGCCATAAACCTCAACTTCTGAGTAGTAATCACGGTCTAGGACTCGTGCCCCTACCAAGATCACACCAGGCCTGATGTCCTTAGGAAAGACTGGGATCTCATCCTTAGTCCGTACTGATTTAACTTCATAGCACGGCATTACATCAGGAAAGTCTTTTCTGAAATAATGTTCTTCGTTTGTATAAAAGGGAAATGTAAAGGGCTGCTTGTATAACTTAGCAACTGCATACTCTGCAACGATAGTTCGTACATTTGCTGCAATCTCTGGCTCTAGGTACTTCTTATTCTCACCTGCGTAGTTAGGGCGATCAACACTGCCAAACTTTATCATCCATCGGTTTAATGCAATATCTGCACATGCACGTACCTCTTCTTTAGAAAGAGTAACAATCACTTCTTGTATTTCCAATCAACCCACACATCAAAGGCTCTGCCAATGACAAGACCAACCATTAGTCCAATAAGAAATAGTTCCATTAGTAATCCCTCATGCGTCTTGTCTCCAATGTAAAAAAGATTTAATGTAAACGACGGTATAAGCGACAGCGGCAAGTATAAAACCGTATTGATCAGTGATCACTGCATAGACAACCCACAAGCATTCGTTGAATATAAGCCATAACCATGCCCACCTATGTTTACGACCTACAAAGTAAATGCCGATAACACCTATTACCGCTAATACCCATGACCAATATTGCATCATTTATAATCCCTCTCAATGATTAAGTACCAATGTATAAAACTAATAGTTAGTGACGGCTCTTGCGGATAAACCTCAATTGCAAAGCCCCAACCATCAGAAGTACCAAATGTAAACCAGCCTCTTTTAAAGTGCCTCATTATTGCCCCGTGCTACACCTGCTGCCCACGTAAGTGTGTGATAGACAGCAATGTCTACTTCATCAACAGGAGGCATCATATTTTCAATTTGATCTTCAATTGCTTGAGCAATACCTTCACGTATCTCTTTTTCTTTAACTTCCCAAGTCTTTTCCATTATGCACGTCCAAAGTCATCTTCAAGACGCACGATGTCATCTTCGCCAAAGTAGAGTCCTAATTGCGTCTCAATAAAGATAAGATCTTCTTCTCCAGCATTAGCAATACGATGAGGAATACCTTGTTCAATAATAAAGGCGTCTCCACCTAATGCCATAGATTGAATGCCATCAATTGTTACTGTGCCAGTTCCAGAAACAATTACCCAGTATTCAGAGCGTTGTTCATGTGTCTGGTATGAGAGGCGTTTACCAGGATGCACAACAATGCGCTTTACCTGATGAGTCTCAGATGCGGTTAGTACTTCGTATGTTCCCCATGGGCGGTCTGTAATCATGCCCAGACCCTATCACAGGTTATTCTTCGTCTTCTGGCTCTGCCTTACGAGGTGGGACGTTGCCACCGACCTTGCGTGCCCAGGCATCGCCCTTGTCGGTACGATGACGAGAGTGTTGTGGCGCCTTGATGCCAGTGTCGCCAGCAAGTTTGGTTGCCCTCTCATGCAGAGATGTCCCAACACCAAGCCCTTGAACACGACCGATCACGTTGATATTACTTATCTCACCAGTATTCTTGTACCAATCCATATGACCTAGGTATCTGCCCTTTGCGTCATTAGCCTGGATAGTGTGCAACTTAGGGTGTTGTTGAGGTGCGCCAGGATGAATGTACTGGAATTGAACTCCAGATAAGTTTCTTGGCTCTTGTGGATCGTGCCACTCGTCTCTAGGTGTCTGCTTCATTAGAGCACTCTCGAATCTACATCACGCTTTTTTGTATATGGCTTCATTGATTGACGTGTTTCGTACTTCTCAGTTGGTTCTACCACTGGGAACTTGGCGTTGTCGTTAAATTGGCGTTGTGTGTAATCGACGGTGTACATGCCTGAAGTCGTAGGGATCTGGTGAACAAAGTGATTAGTAAAGCGATCTGGATGCGTAGTGGCTCGACGATACTCGACAACGTGTGAACCATGAGGAAGATGCTCGTGTGCAAGACGACAAGCCTTGTCGCACTCGCCCGCGGCACTCTCTTTGTTCTCTCCTCTATAGCGCAAGTCGTTACCACTGCCATCTGCGTACATACCACCTAGGTGTGGATGATCTTCACGCAACAAGTCATGTGCAATTCCATGAATCTCTTTAGGTGTGTGGATGAGAGGTATCTGTTCCCACTGACCTTTAGACAAGTTATTCTCTGCAGCCATTAGAACCCCTCCTTAAATCGTCCGTGCTCATCCCACTCACCGTTATCGGCATCACCTGTAGTGCGATCACCGTGCTCCTTGCTCTCACCAAACTTCTCGTAGAGGTGCTCTGATGCAGGTGATACGCGGTTCTGCCAATGGATGTCCTTGTCAGGATATGAATCATACACGTGCTTCATGACATTCTGAGCGTGGCCCTTGCCCTCTTCGTGACTCTTGAGCCACTGGACATACACGGTGTCATCGCCTTTTGGATGATTAATGTCAGCGTATGCGACAACATTGCCAGTCTTGTCATGTAACTGATGACTAGTAGTCTCTTTGTCTAGAGACTTAGCAATGAACTTAAACTGCTGTGGATTAAGATTCATTTGCGTTTCTTTGGTGTGAAATGCTCATGCTCGTGCCCGACCTCAAATTTTCCATCTTCATGCATACGCATGTGCATCTTGTGGTGCTGTGCGTAGTCATAAGTAGAAACGCCATCACCGCCGAATGATTTTCCTGCTTTGTTGCCTCGTTGTACGTGCCACTTGAGTATGTGCCATCCGATTGCGTGGCCCTCTTGATCAGGTACCCATCGCTTCTTAGGAGCATCACCAAACTGTGCATTGTTAAGATTCTCTGGCATGACTACCCCTCTTCACAGATACACTTGCAGGTGTCAATGATACAGCAGCCGTACGCGATTTCATGGTCACATAGACGACAATACTGTTTCGGCTTCTCGATCATGCCTTACCTGGCTTTTTAAATTGTTTGTCGTAATCCTCTTTGGATTTATGTACAGGGGTCAGATTGAGATCTGTTGGCTGTACAGCATCTGAGGTAACTAGTGAGTGGAGCCCCTTTACACGAAAGCCTCGTGATGAGGTTGCGTGATGACCGCTTTGTAGAGTTGTGTCTCCTTTTAGGGGCTCTACTTCATATACAGAGCCAAACATTGCAGGAGCCTTGTGTTTCCAACTTCCTTGCTCATCTACTGTAACTCCTGCTGCCCCTCGTGCACGGGCGTAGTGGCGAGCAGTTTCGATGTCATGAGTTGCATATACATCTTGCTTCCAGTTATCTCCTGGATATTGAGGACGTCCTTGTGCAGGGCGAATAATATCTCCTGGCTTTAAATCTGATCCAGTTCCATGGAAGAGTTGTTTTGAGAGATTGTCTTGGGCGCTCATTTTAACTTCTTGACTACTTCGTAGGGATAGGCGGTAGCGTAGTTATGTGCCTCTTCACCATCTTGATGTGTAAACGACTCTGTCCTATGTAGATCTGCAGGGAAGGTAGGTTTTACTTGATAGAGATGTGAGCCATAAGATGCGGCTTCACCTTTGTGGGTTGATGAGTAGATGGGGCTCTCATCACTGAGTGGATGTAATAGATCTCCCTCATTGACATCTGCCTCTGTCCCATGGAATAGATGCTCTGGGAATTGTCTCTTTGATAAATTATTTTGGGCGCTCAACTTTAACCTTCTTTACCTTCTTGCGGTCATAGACCTTCTTAGATGGTATTGGACCTGCAGCATTACTACGCCGTAGTTCTTGTACCTTGATGACCTTCTTCGGTGTTGGGGCGCTCATTAAATGCCTCGATGATAGGCGCTGTTGGTAATTGGATCTCTACCTGCTCGTGCCTCGATGTATGGATTTAATACCGATGCCACATGGCGCATCACTATAAAGCCTCGATCGCTAGATCGTGCTCCAGGAAAATCTGGAGTTGATGCATCTTCACTAGAGATCAGTGGTGCTACCTCGTAGATATTGCCGTGATGTGGATTCTTACTTGCAGAGTCAAATCCTAATCCAGAAGAGATACGGTCTTGTGTGTGTTTCTCCGCATCTTGCATCTTAGGAGTTGCCCATGCGTGTGCGCCTCTATAGCGAGGCTTTACTACATCTCCTGGCTTTAATGTCTCAATAGTCCCGTGGAACAACTCTGGAAACTGCTTAGGGGATAGGTTGCTCACTTCTTGCGCCACACTCTCACCTTGTCATCTGGCTTATAGTTAGATACACCAGGTGCCTTTGATCCACGTAACTTATGGGCTACGACAAAGTTGTCACCAATCATCTTTGCTGCATGCACACGAGTCTTACGTGAGATATCCAAGTAATCACCTGGCTGTATATCTCGTGCTGCTATGTGTGCTGCTTCAAACTCTGCTGAACGACTCATGCCTTCATCTCCCTTGGCGGATTGTAGGTGCGCTTACGAACACGATAGCGTTCAGCCTCAGTTCCAGGAACTTCTTTAATAGTGCTTCTACCAGTTATCTTAACTGGGGCGTTCTTTTTAAGAGTTACTTCTTTCTCTTTCAACTTACCTGAGAGGTCTACTTGTCCCTCTTCTAATGTTGGCGTGTGAGTTTCTACAGAGGACATAGGTGCAATACCATGAATGACAGTTCCCTTACCCCAAAAGCCATTATTTCCTGCAAATGTCTTTGCAACAGTAGAAGATGCAGTCCAATGAACTCCTACTCGTGTCTTACCAACTTCAGGGTCGTAAGGTTCTCCAGTTCCACCCATAAGTTTTCCCATTGCTGCAGGAGCCAATCCTCTATGAATTTCATGTGTCAATTCAGACTGAGCCCACTGACGACCTAGATGCTCTTGTGCGCTCATTTGCTCGCCTCTGTCCATCTGCGGTGCTGCTCATTTACTACCGCCCAATTTTGTTCATGTGTGTGAGAACCGCAATGTGGGCATAGATCGGCCCCGACCATCTCGTATATGTGCTTGCACTTCATTTTAGAACAACTTGTATCTGACAGAGTCTGGCTTCTCTTTACTTAACTTCTTTGCCATGTGCTCTGTTGCTGGAGATGCAACTTTGCCGACATTGAGTATTGAACCCTCTGGTGTGGTCTTGTGCATGTAATCAAACATCTGGCGGCCAATGCCTCCACCTCTGTTCTTTCCATGTACTTCCATGTAACCGACATTGGTATCTGCAATTGGTGGAGCCTTCTCACGTGTCTCATTGCCTTGTTCGTCTTTACGAACAAAAACAATTCCGCTATCACGTTTTGGTTCACGATAGAAGTCAGAATACCCAACTAGCCCTGGCTCACCTTTAGGATGTTCCTTAATATCGCCATGTACTGGATCTATTGTTCGTGGAGTTGGATCTGCTGGGTTATAGACAGAGAGACGACGTGGCTCTCCATAGGAACGGATAGGATGCTGATACGCCATCTCTTTAGGCATGTCGTGCTCTACATAGTGATGCCCTGAAGCATCTGCAAACTCTGCGTATCTAGCCATGAGTCTATTGTTGCATCTAGGCTACTGCCTTGAGTTGTTACTGAGAAAAAATTTTAAAGGGCGTCTGATGCCCATAGTGCCAAAATTAATAGCACTGCACAGAGTACAACGATGATAAGACCCATGAGTTTATTTGCAACGAAAGCAGTAATTATCAACCCGCATGTGATCTGGGGCTATCGAGTATTCGGCAGCACACCGAGAGCAGGTCACCCTCATCAACGAAGGCGAACGTGGGTCACGGCGTATCTCTAGCCCTAGTATGTACATAGGCATTAGTTTATCATAAAAATTAAGTGAGCCGTTTACGTGGTCAATGCTCAGGACCCTCACCTCGGTAGCGATCCGTAGGCAAGAGAAACTATATCACTTGTTTGGACGGTCTCCTACGTTTTCAACTTTTGTTCTTATCTCATTGCCGTCTTTGTCATACTTTAAGTGGAAAATACCTTTTGCACCCTGATGACTCCAAGACTCCCCATTGATTGAGTGCATGTACTTACCATGCTCTAACTTTTCATTGGCAGAACGGATAGGGCCAAAAATACGGCTATAGCGTTTTACTACCTCTGGGTTCATTTTACGCTTGACCTCGTAGCCTCCATGGGACATGACTGCGCCATCTCCCACGTGCTCATCCTCCCCTGATGGGTGAACCTCGTAGACGTGCTCTCCATATCTGGCAGCCTCTTCTAAGTGACGAGAGGCAAATGCTGCATGTGGGCCGTCACCATCCCATTCAGGGCCACGTTGCTTACGAGGTTCAATAACCCCACCACGAATTCTTTTATTGTTGGTACCGTGAAAGAGGCGGAACTGCTTATCATTAAGATTGCTCATTACTTCCTACTCTCGTCATGTCCCATGGAGAAATGCTTAAGTCTAGCCAAGTTCATACCTGGACGACCGACTTCCTGCTTGATAGTCAGCGGTCCACCCTCGTTGAAGGCGTTATCGTGTGAGTACTTACTAAAACCTGTATCGAGGTCATCGGGCTTTTCGTGCACCTCGTAGATGTGCCCTGAGTCTCCTGCATACCTTGCTGCCTGGTGTATGTCCGATGTGGCCCAGGTACCCTTGATCCCACCCTCTTCGAAGCCGAGACGATCTGCACTCACATAGTGAGGGTCGATCTTATCTCCCGTAATCTTCTTAGGACTGCCGTGGAAGAGGCGAACCTTGCTATCAGGCTTCTTGATCTGAGGTACAACCTCACCTTCGAGGCCTTTAGTCATCTTTTTCGTCTTTACAAGGACATTTTGTGCCACAGCATGGCTCAGAAGCCATAGATAGAGGGGTTAGATCGCTCATTTGGTGCTCCTATGAGAATTGTTGAGGGTTTAAGTTGTTATTTTTCATGATTTCCTCAAAATGTTGTCCAAGGGCTGGGGCATTGGCTCCTACAGCCTCTCTATAGTCATCTGCGGCAGCGTGGAATT